CTGGAACTGATTTTTCAAAAGCAGGAAATGGTTTAATTTCTCAATTCTTAACAGATGTAGCAGACCCAAATAGATTAGAAATACCTGCTGGTGCTTGGAATTTTGAAATGTATTTTAGTGCATCATCATCGGGGGGAACTCCTGCATTCTATGTTGAATTACTAAAATATGACGGCACAACTTTTACATCTATTGCATCATCGTCAGCAGTTCCTGAAGCAATTACAAGCGGGACTATCATTGACTTGTATTTGACTTCATTAGCAATTCCTCAGACAACTTTATTATCTACTGATAGATTAGCAATAAGAGTGTACATTGTCAATAGTACGGGTGGCAGGACTATAACAATGCACACCGAAAATTCACATTTATGTGAGATAATTACAAACTTCGCAGGTGGAGTAAGTGCTTTAAATGGTTTAACTGCAAATACTCAATACTTCGCAACGGGTACAAGTGGTACTGACTTTGCAATTAGTTCAGCAACCGACACACATACGTTCAATCTACCAACTGCAAGTGCAACCAATAGAGGTGCATTGAGTTCTGCTGATTGGTCAACATTTAGTGGTAAGATTGGCGGTAGCGGTGTAACGGGACAAGTTGCATATTGGAATGGAACGAATAGTCAGACGGGGAGCAATAATCTGTTTTGGGATGCTGCGAACTCAAGGTTGGGGATTGGGACTAATTCGCCAAGTGCAACTTTAGACATAAGAGGAAAAACAAGAATACAATCATCGGGAAACGCTGAGTTAGATATAATTGATGGTTCTAATTCGCTTAGACTTGCAATGGGTTCAACGCAAGGTTTTGTCGGTACTTTATCATCGCATCCATTTGGATTTTTTACTGGTGCATTAAAGCGTGGTGAGTTTTCAACAAATGGTAATTTTATCCTCCAAAACGGAGGCACATTTTCCGATGGCGGTCAGCGTTTGCAGGTGCAGGGTGATGCGTTTATAAAGGGGAGTGGAGCAACGAGTGCGACAATAGGATTACAAGTTCAGAATAGTTCAGGAACGAATTTATTAAGAGTACAAAATAATGGTATTGTTTCCATAGGGGATGGTCCAGCTGATACATTATCAAATAATGGAGATGTTATTTTAAAACTTAATAGTAGTTTTCAGTATTGGACAATACAAAATAGACAAAATGCTGGATTAGAATTTTTAAATCAAAATTATGCTGGCGGATATTCTTTTTTTACTCTTACAGATGCAAGAAATACAAGTCAAAATCAAACAAACGCATTGTTTCAAAGATTTTTTACGCAAAATAGCGTCAACAATCGTACATTTATAAATGTTGAATTAAGAGGTGATATCAATCAAACGGGCGGTGCTAATGGCATTTCAAGAGGATTGTATGTCAACCATACAATAACCGCTGCTGCTGATTGGCGGTCAATTGAATGGTCAAACAATAGCGGTTGGGGATTGTATGGGGTAGGGACTGCACCGAATTATTTGGGTGGTGATTTATTGGTAAATTCAACGAGTGCTAATAATGCAATGATTTTTGTATCTACCAATGGGAAATCAAATGTAATTGGTATAAGAGTTGGAGGCAGTACAACACAAGGAACATCAATAGGATTTTATGCAAATCAAGTATTAAATTCTACAAATAGCACAGAATATATTGCATTCAATAGCAGTCAGGATATAGCATCAGGAACATATACTATTCCTAATATAACAGGTTATTTTGCCCAAAGTGCTACAAAGCCTGGAACTGTTACTATAAACAATATGTTTGGTTTTAACGCAGGTAGCACTTTAATTCAAGGAACAAACAACTTCGGATTCTACGGAAACATTCCTAACGGCACAAATCGTTGGAATCTGTTCATGAATGGCACTGCTGACAACTATCTTGCAGGGAAACTTGTAATCGGAACAACATCGGTAGGAACTCACGCGTTAGATGTAGTTGGTACTACACAAATTAGCGGAAATACTTTTGTGAGTGCAGGAAACTTATCAATATTCACAACCAACACACCAAGAAGAATAAATGTTAATGTTCCAAATGGTAGTGTTGCAGCAGCAATAGGAATTGAATCATCAGGAACGATACATTCAGCGATTGGTATTGATACCGCTACAACTACATTTCTTCAAATTGCATCAACACAAGGAATTGCATTTTATTCAGGTTCAACTATTGGTAATATAGTTACGCAACCCACAAACGAAAGGATGCGACTCACCGCAGCAGGGCGATTGCTTTTGGGAACAACTACCGAATCAACATTCTTACTTGATGTCAACGGAACTGCGATGGTGAGTGGAGCAGCAACATTCTCAAGTAGTGTAACGGCAACACAATTTAGATTATCAGCATTAAATACCGCACCTGCAAATGCATCAGCAACAGGAACACTTGGAGAAATAAGGATTGATGCAGATTATATTTATGTATGTACTGCAACAAATACATGGAAAAGAACGGCAATAGCAACATGGTAAACTTTTAAAATTAAATAAAATGGCAAAACAAATCTCACCTATCAATGTATGGGTAAATGGCGAAAGCAAACAAGCGGAGTATTTTCAAGTTACTTGCATTAATGACAACTATGAAAATTCAGCAACGAACTATTGGCAACTATTCACCAAAGTTGTAGATGCTGAAGGTGTTGAATCACAAGGAGAGCAAGTTGCTCAAGGCAATCTCACGATTGATGGGGTCAGCTATCAAGAGTGGGGTGACCAACCTGCAATGGCGATCAACGCTTGGATTTACAATTGGAGTGCGGAGAAACTTAACCTGACCATTATCTAATGAGTTCCATTACAAGGTTAACCGGTACGGGATATTTGCTGCCATTACAAACGGGTAATGGTGGCAAATTCCTGACTACTGATGGTTCTGTTTTATCCTGGGCAACCGCCGGCGGCGGTGGCGTGACGGGTAGCGGAACTACCAACTATCTATCCAAATGGACAAGTGCAACGGCATTAGGAAATAGTTTAATTTATGAAAGCGGAACCAATGTCGGCATTGGTACTTTAACTTTTGTTGATTATAAATTGACTGTTGCGGGCGCAATTGCTGCTTTGAGTGGTGGATTGGTATCCAATTCAAACTCCGGTATTGATAGCAATCTATATGGCAGCGGACAAATAGTTAGTGGATCATCATCTCAACCAACCTTGTATTTAGATACAACGTGGAACACAACCGGAAACCCGTCATTGATTGATGTTAACGCAACAAATACGGCGAGTGGTGCATCATCAAAATTGCTCAATTTAAAGGTTGATTTTACAACAATGTTTAGTGTGAGCAAAGGTGGTGCAGTAACAACCGCGCCTCCAACGGGATACACCGCAAAACCCTGGAAACTTGGTGATGCAACAAGTGGAACAATAACGCCCGATTATTATATCAAAGTTGAAATTGATGGGCAGATTTATGCAATTCCCGCATTACAAGGTTTGCCATAATGAAATTTTTTGTAATTTTATATCTAAATTAAACAACATGGAATTAATCGAATTGAAAGCCCAGGCATACGATTGTTTGGCAAACATCGAGCATTTGCAAAAGCAACTCCAGGAAATCAATCAAAAGATCGCGCAGAAATTGCAAGAGGAAAAAGTCGGCGAGTAAAAAACAATAACACCATTTCATTTCCGGAATGGTGTTGTTGTTTAATTGCAACAATTAAGTATTTTTCGCCACAAATGCGTATTAATACTTTTTATGTTATGAAGGCATTTCCTTTGTCATTTGAGCAATTCAGCAAAGATCCGGTTAAAGGATTTTTGTTTATCACTTTATTTGCTATCGGGTATTTGTATATTGATCAAAAATTGCAGTATACGGAACAGATAGAAAAGCAAGGGGCGAAGATTGAAAACCTGGAGTTTAAAATCGATGCGCTATCGGTTCAACTTAAACGTTCGGATTCATTGTTGGCTGCGACAACCGCCAAACTTTTAACATTGAAAGAATTGGGGGCGATCAAATGAGATACATTTTTTGCATATTGTTATTTGTGGCATGTGATAAAAAACAACAATCAACAATTGTTGTTGATCAAGTTGATACGATATTGCAAAAATCAATTTCCCGTACGGATACCATTGCAACATTGATTCGAAAGGTTGATCATGTGATTCATGTAAAGGAACAACAAAACGCAAATGATTTGAAGGCGTTTAAATTGTTAAAGAATTCCGCAAAGGTTGTGAAAACGATCATCATTCATGATACGATTATCATAAAAGAAAAAACCAATTTTTGGGGCCGGAAACGCACAACAACCGATTCCATTCAATCAATAGATTCAACCGAATATGAAAAAGGTAGTTAGTTTTTTATCGGGTTTTGTTGCGGAAAACGGCCAGGCATCATCGAAACGTTTGGTGGGGGTAATGTGCGCCGGGTTCCTTTGTTGGACATTATACGCCAACCATACGGAACAAAACGAACCATCGGAGGCCCTTGTTTATTCGGTGGCATCATTGGCATTCGCGGCGTTGGGATTGACATCCGCCGAAAAAATATTCAAAAAAGATGAAAATAAAGATTGATCCCGTCAACGTTATTTTGTTGATTGCAATATTTTTATTTTTGATATTGTGGCTTTTTTCGTGCAATCCGGTAAAGCAAGTTTTGAAGGATCAAAACAAACTTGATGCCGTTGCAAAGGTTGTGGTTGCCGGGGGTTATTGCGCCAACGATACAACGTACATTGTGAAATCCGATACAACGATCAAGGTTGATACATTGGTTCAAAATGATACAACGATCCAGGTTGAAACCAGGAATGACACAACATATTTGACGCGGTTAAAATACCGGGACATTATCAAATCAATAACCATTCATGACACAATCAAATCCGTTGTTGTGGACAATGCCCGTTTAAACTTAATCCAGGCCGATTTGGCGGTATCAAATGCGAAGGCAATAGAATGGGAACGAAAGGCCGAAAGACGCGCCGGATGGCTTATTATTTTGATCCTGGCGATTGCCGGGTATGTTTACCTAAAACTTAAAAAATGAAATTATCCGAACATTTAGATTTGGCCGAAGTAACGCGGTCGGAATCCGCAAAGCGGAAAGGAATTTCAAACATGCCAACGCCGGAACACATCGCAAATTATAAGGTGTTGGCGGAAAAAGTATTCGAGCCAATACGGATGAATTTCCGATGTCCTATCATTATTTCATCCGGGTACCGGTCAAAGGAATTAAACGCCGCAATCGGCGGTTCTGCAACCTCTCAACATTGTTCCGGTGAGGCTATTGATATCGACATGGACGGCACGCCACATGGCGTTACAAATCGCATGGTTTTTGATTACATCAAGGATAACCTGGTTTTTGATCAGTTGATCTACGAATTCGGCGATGCACAAAACCCGGATTGGGTTCATGTTTCATACGAAACAACCGGCAAGCAACGCAAACAAATATTGCGCGCGTCAAGGGTAAACGGGAAAACGATTTATTCCAATTACTAAAAATGTGATATTTCGCGATCCGCGTTCCGTTTGGCGCGTTTCATTTTATCATATTCGGAACGGCATTTTTTACATTTGTTTTCGCGGTGATCATTGAGCATGATGTTAACCGGGAACAAATCGCGTGATTTGGTTTCCTTGCAATATTTACAAAATTTCAATTGTATAGGATTTAATTCCATAGTTTGACATTGTTTTGATTAATTCAATTTCCGCCGTTCCGATTTGGTGTTCATAGTAAAACAACGCCTGGTTTATATTAGAAACAAACACGTTTTGTTTGGAACCGGCAACGTATTGATGGCAAAAAAACAAAGTATTTCCGGACATTGTGCGGCATTTTAACGCATATTTTTTCATACGATTTTAGTTTTGTCCGGGTTTGATCCCTTATCATTGAAGCGGCTAAAATCATATTTCGGGAAAAACCGGTCGAATGAATGTTCATGTTGCCAAAAGCCGGGGAACAATTCAAAGAACCATTTGCCGCCATGAATCCGCCAACGGACATTTTTCCGCCTTTCGTTTTTATCGATGTATTCCTGGATTGAATGCGTTATTTTCATTTGATGATTTTTTTTAACATGTAAAATATTTCATTGGCAATGTAGAAACAAATGGCCGTTGGAATCGCGATGACAAAAAAGAAAATAACCTGCACAATTAGTTTAATATTATTTTTCATCGACCTGGATTTTAATTTGTTTGCCATTCAACAGATCATCAATAACGAATTCCATCAAATTGCGTTGATCAGGCGTGAGCAATGAAATGCGTTCCATGATGGCGCGATAGGTTAGCGGATCGGAATTTATTTCCGATTGGATGCCATCCCGGATTTCATCGGTAAAATGGGGATAGGTGGCAATGTCGCGAAGTATCCATTTGCATTTTTTGGAATAGTTATCGAACAAAACACATGAACGGGAACCGGGGTATTGCCGGACAATATCATCCATGTATTCGGTGGCAATGCGCAAATGATGAATCGAGGTTATGAAATTAGATACCATTTTCAAGCGTTTGATTGTCCGGTAAAATTATGGATTTTATGTAACCGGCGGCGCGGAAACCTTCAACGCAATCTTTGAGAATCGCAACGGCGTTTTCGGAATAGATCATCGCATCGATTAATTCGCCGATCAATTTATGGCGTTCAATGGTGTTCATTTCGGGCCATTTAAGGCATGACATTTCGGGCATGTTGATTGTTTTAAATGTGAGATGGTGTAAAGGGTTCGGCACGAACGGCATCGAATCCATATTGCTACTATTTTAGCCATAATATTCCATGATTGTTTTGGCTAATTTTTTTGCGTCCGGGATGGACAATTCAACGGATGCAATAGAATTGAATTCATTGTCCGCGAAAACAATTGCGCCGGATATGGAATCGGCAACCAGGCAAACCTTTTTGATTTGATCATCGGATGTCGAATCCGGTTCGATCGATAGAATTAACCTATTCATTTTTTATCGTTTAAAAAGTTTTCAATGATAACGTGATCATTTGGGGTTGCGGTCGGTTCCGGCGTTGCAAAGCACTCGAACCTTTCCGTTATCATGCTGAACCAAAACGAACAATATCCGGATGATTTGATTTCGCCGGTAAATGTTTCATGTGGAACATCAACCGGAAATAAGATCGGGCCGTTTTCATTGATTATGTACTTCATTAAACTCATAGATTTCAATTTGATATTCAAAAAATGTTTTGCTTGGTTCCGGTGGCGTTGGATTCGATTCGGAAATAAAATTTCCATATCGTTCCGATTGCCAAATTTCGTAAGGCGTTACCGGCAAAACTGATCCTGGAGTTGCCCAACTATGTAAAGCATTGTGAGAATGATTGCCCATGTTAAAATTGTTTTTGAATTGTGTTTTCCGGACATGATTAAGATTTTACGTTTTTTGAATTATAAAAATCGGAACATGAATCGCAAACGATGTATTCATCGTTATCAGTTACCAATGTGTATGTTTCGCCACAATCGCATTTCGCCGGTTTTGATTTTGTGATTTCGATTCCGGCGATGAATTCGGCGATGTAGGTTGAAATGTACTTTTGCATTTGATTTGATGTTGTGGGGCCGGAAGGCCGGCCCAGGGTGATTAAAATTTTATAATTTTATCAAATTGAGATTTAGAAATTTTAATTCCTTCAAGTTTTACACTCGAAATTGCGCCAACAAAACTAATTGTGAACTCACTATAATTGCTTTCACCATTTTCATTGATTAAGAAAGTTTTCCATGATGCTCTTTTTTTACCAAACCTTCCTACTTTATCAACTTCAGGCGCACCTATAAAATATGTTACACCTAATTGACCACCTTTTGCCGTAAAAACGATTTTTTGTTCGTTGGTTAAAATTTGTGTGTTCATGTTGTTGTGTTTTTGATTGTGAATTCAAAGATAAACTAAAAAACCATATTACAAAACATTTTTAAAAATATTTTTTATTTTATTTTTTACATCAAATATTCCCTATATTTGCATCAAATCAAAAAACATACACATGGAAAAATTGAAACCAGGTCGAAAGAAAATCCCGGCCGATCAACACGCGAAATTGGTATCGGCCTATTTAAAGGATGCCGATAAAAAAGCAATCGTTAAAAAATACGGATCGTTAACAAAGGCCGTCAAAGCATTAATTATTCCTACATTAGAATCATAAAAAAACCCACAACATGAATCAAATCGTAAAAAGCGCGGCCGATGCGCTAACAATCGGCGAAACGTTTTTCAAATCCGGGATGTTTTCCGACATCAAATCGGCACAACAAGCCGTTGTGAAAATCATGGCCGGGGCCGAAATGGGAATTTCACCATTCGCCGCCATGTCGGGAATTCATATCATTCAAGGAAAGCCCACCATCGGGGCCGGATTAATGGCCGCCAGGGTTAAAGGTTTTGGTAAGTATGATTACAAAGTATTGGAACATTCGGATAAAATTTGTTCAATCGAATATTTCCAGGGTTCGAATTCATTGGGGGTTTCCACATTCACCATTGAAGATGCAAAGAAAGCCGGAACCAAAAACATTGATCGATTCCCGAAAAACATGTTATTCGCGCGCGCCATGTCAAATGGCGTTAAGTGGTACACGCCCGACATTTACGAAAACCCGGTTTATGTTCCCGAAGAAATGGAATCGGTAACCGAAGAAACAACCGCCGAAGTTATCGAAACGCCGAAGTCAACAAAACGATCATTAACACCGGAACAATTCGAAAAACTTTGCGCCGGGATTGAAGCCGGTCAAATGGCAACCGGTTCCGAATTGACATTGTTCGAATGGGCAATTGAAAACGTTGAATTGACCGAAGGCCAACGCCTTCAAATGGATGTTGCAAATCAATCTAAAAACAAAGAAAACTTTATTCTATGAATTTAACACCCGTACAATCCGGATGGATTAAGTTAGCGGATATCAAAACCGCGTTGTTTGATGAATTGCAACGGGCCGAATTGGCCGTTCAAGATTACATGAATGGCATCGATGGTAATCCCCTTGATGTTGTTCAACACAATATCAAATCGGCAAAACAAGTGATGGCGGATGCGAAATCCAAACGTTTGGAATTTACGCGCATGATTGATGATAAATTGATCACACCGGCAACGGCATTTGAAAAACGCATGGCGGATGACATTAAGGATGCCGAGGCGGTAGAATTAAAAATGCGTATTGATGCCGCGGAAAATGCCAAAAAACAACAAGCCATCGCCAATGAAACCGCGGCATTGAAAGCGCACATTGTCAACGAATGGTTCCGAATCGCGGCCCAATATCGCCATGAACTTGAACGCATCACGTTGGAATCATATTCGAATTGCCTAAAAGAAAAACATCCGCCACATTCCATCCCGGCGATGGTTCAAGACATGAAAAGGATTTTGAACGAATGGAAATTGCCGGAATTTCAAAAGTTCGACCGGAAATTGGTTTCGGATGGTTTGGCAAAAGAAATTTATGATTCGATTGAAAAATACAATCCGGCGGATGATCTACAAACGGCAATCAAAAACATTTCCGTAATTTGGTCGACCTATTCCAACGATTTGGCGAATGTTGATGTTGCCATCGAATCCATCGAAAAGCACAAACAAATCGCCGAAATGGCATTCGAAATGGATTTGGAATTCGAAACCGCAACAAACGCGTTGATTGCCGAGGCCGAAACCATGATCGTTGAAACGCCCAAAGTAAAAAAGGAAATCAAAATCAAGGTTGATGAAACGGAGCAATGGGCAAAAACAATCGTTTCAAACTTTGTTCGTTTGTGGCCATACGTTAACCAATACGTTCGCGTCAAGTCCTGGACAAAGTTAACCATCGGACAAATGGCGGATGCGTTGGCAAAGCATATCAACGAAACCGGAAATGTAATCCCTGGCATTGAAACGATTGAAGTATGCAAGTAACACGATTGAAAGTTCATCCAGGTTTGGATTTTGACCAATACCGCGCATTGCCTGGCCTTTCCTATTCCGGAATAAAAAACGGCGATTTCGTACCGACTAAAAAAATGATGTTGGGAACCGCCGTACACAATTATATTTTGGAGCCGGAAAAATACAACGGAGCCAATCGTGAATTGGTTGTTCCGATTGCCCGGGTATTATTGTTCCAAATCGGCGAATTGGTAAAACACATGCAATCCGAAGTATCGGTAACATGCAACATGGAACACGCCGGATTGTCGATGCAATACAAGGGGCGGATTGATTTGATCCGGCCCGGTAGGTTGATTGTTGATTTAAAGGTTTCGGAAATGCCATTGGGAAAATCAATTGATCATTTCGGATATGGCAATCAATTAACCGGGTATTGTTTGGCAACCAACACGCCCACCGGGATCATCATTCGGGTATGTCCGAAAACGCTAAACACCGAAAAGGCGTTGATAAGACAAGCGCCAGAATTTTGGGAACGGCAAATTTTGAAATACGGAATTCCGGAAAATATTGCGATATGAAACATGGATCACTATTTAGCGGAATTGGAGGTTTCGACCTGGCAGCCGAGTGGATGGGGTGGGAAAATGTTTTTCATTGCGAATGGAATCCATTCGGGCAAAAGGTACTACACCACTATTGGCCAAATGCCGAGCAATTTACTGACATTACAAAATCAGATTTCACAAAATATGCAAACAAAATTGATATTCTCACAGGAGGATTCCCATGCCAGCCATATTCCCAAGCCGGGAAACGAAAAGGAAAAGAAGATGAACGCCATTTATGGCCACACATGTTGCGAGCAATTGAAGAAATTCAACCACGTTGGGTCGTGGGCGAAAACGTTTTCGGCCTTGTTAATTGGTCAGGAGGGTTGGTTTTCCACGAAGTGCAAACTGACCTGGAAGCTGCGGGGTACGAAGTATTCCCGTATGTATTGCCAGCTGCGGCCGTCAACGCCCCCCATAGAAGAGACAGGGTATGGTTTGTTGCCTACTCCAATGGCAATGGATGCAACCAATGCAACAGCGACAATGAAATCAACCCAAGTGAAAGAGGGTTCAATGCATTCAGTAACACTAACGCGAGCAATGGCAATGGGGATGTTACCGACACCGACAACACACGATTCAAAACATTCAACAACAAAAAGTCCGAGTTGGGAAAAAAGAATAGAACAAAAACATTTAGCGGAAACAATATTAAATCCATATATTCAAGAACGGGGTGGAAAAATTTCCCAACTCAATCCCCGATTTGTGATGGAAATGATGGGATTTCCGCCAGATTGGACGGAATTACCTTTTCTAAATGGCGAAACGAATCAATAAAGGCCGGGGGCAATGCAATCGTTCCAAATGTGGTTTTTCAAATATTTAAAGCAATTGAACAATATGAACTTTTAACGGCACCGGCAACCGATACCCGGCAATAATTATGAATCAGTTATTCAATGGATCAATTTGCGTTTCCGACATCCCAAAAGGAAATTTAACGCAAGCAAAAAACGGCAAGTTGTATTTGAACATCGACATTTGGATCAATGAAAATGTTGACCAATACGGGAACATCGGTTCCGTTTCGGTGCGTCAATCAAAGGAACAACGCGAAGCAAAAGAGAAAAAAGTTTACATCGGTAATTTCAAAAAATCCGAATTAAGGCAACCGGATGCACCTGCGCAAGTTGAGATTGATTCGCTACCATTCTGATATTTGTTTTTAATTGTGAACGAGCCGGGGTTTCTACCCTGGCTCATTTTTTAACCCTTTTCCATTTTGGAAACAACTCAAAAATAAAATAACAATGGACGGAAAAACATGCCCGAAATGCAATAAGTTCAAAGAAAAAACAATGTTCAGCAAATCAACCGCCCGAAAAGATAGGATGGCGGTTTATTGTAAATTATGCGAAAATGCGGAACGTAAGAAACGGAACGATGAAAAGAAACGCGATTCAATGTTTGGGATAATTTAAAAAATAATAATATGGAAAAACAAACGGCAGTTGAATGGTTGCATCATTTACACAAAAAAGGCATACTAATTGAAAAGTCTTTTGAGATGGCAAAAGAAATGGAGAAAGAACAACATTCAGAAACATTCATTCAAGGTGTTAAATGGATGCAATATCAGAGAGATTTGGTAAATGGTGGAGCCGAGTATTGGGATAAAGAACCTTCATATTTTTTAAAATACTACACCGAAACCTATTCCGATGGCAAAAAAAACTGATCACCCCCGTTACATGTCCGCGCATTTGGAATGGTTTAAGATTCAATATCCATCGGCCTACAAAGACGGGTATTATTTAGAACCGAAGGTTCCGAAGGTTGACACCGCAAACGGCCTCACATCGTTTGTTTGCAATTACCTATCATGGAAAGGCCACCGGGCCACCAGGATCAACGTAATGGGGCGGTTGATAGATGGCGTTGAGAAACAACCATCGGGGGCAAAAATAGGCGTTAAAAAGTGGTTGCCATCATCAACGCGGAAAGGCAGTGCCGATATTTCCTGTACAATTTTTGGAAAGGCGGTTCAAATTGAAATTAAGGTAGGCCGGGATAAACCGCGTCCGGATCAATTGTTGGAACAAATCCGGGAACGCAAAGCCGGTGGCATTTATGAATTCATCGGAACGCCGGAACAATTTTTTGAATTGTATGATAAAATCGTATGTTTGTAGAAATATCGTTGTGCAGAACGATTAACAAAAACATTTTCGACCTTTATGGGGGATGGCCTGCACGCCTGAACCCGTAAAGGTTTTTTTATCTTTATGATTGCAATTTTATTTTCTTTCGAGCAAGGCGGATTCCACATTGAAACAATGACGGAATACATCAAATCAAATTGGCATGTAACAAAATTGAAAAAAGATCATCAATGGCGTTTAGTTGCCATCGCGGAAAGCGAATTTCAAGCGGATGCCATTTGTGATGAATTAAGCAAACGCGAACCATTCAAATCGAATATCCCATGTTAAAACACATTTACAACGATTACTTGGATTTGGGATTGCGCGCCATTCCATTCCAATGGGATATTGAAAATAACGTTCCGAAATATCAAAAAGAGGGTTGGAGCAATCCGGAAACCAAATTCGAATTGTTGCCAACGGATAACGCGTTGCAAATCGTAACCGGTAACGGATGGGCGGCCCTTGATTTTGATTTGAAAAACACATCGGACAAAACAATTTTCGATAAATGGATGCAAATGGTGAACGCGGATGCGCCCGATCTATTGGGAAAACTATTCATTGAACGAACGCGGAGCAACGGATATCATGTGTTTTTAAGATATGATAAATTGCCAAAAAAAATGAACTTGGCGCAATCCAATGAAGGGCGCGAAGTGATTGCGTTGTATTGCAACGGCCCGTTGATTTACACATACCCAACGCCGAATTATGTCGAAGTTCATCAATCGATGAATGATGTGGAAATACTCAATGATAGTGAGTACAATTACTTAATTGGGGTTTCGCAATATTTCAATGAATACAAACCGGATTTTGATCCGAATCAAAAGGCCGTTAATTATCCCAAAGGATTCGAAACGGAATTGGCCAAATATGATAATGAAATATCGGATGAATCATTTGAAATATTATTGGAAACAATCGATTTGATTCCGATTAAAAATTTTCGATATAGTAAAAAAGATAGGTTCATCGCATACCGGCGCAAGGGATCGGAATCGAATGGGATATCCGCAAAGGTTTACCCACGATCAAAACGGGTTTTGATTTTTTCCGCGTCCATGTTAAATTTCCCGAATTGGCATACCAAAGATGATTTTGAAATATGGTCATTGCCGCCATCGTTTATTTTATACTATCATTTAAAACGCGATTGGAACGCCGTTTTGAATTATATCGGAATAAAACAAAATGTTGAAATAAAATTTCCATTTGAAATATTTCCGGAACACATTCGGGAATCATTGTTCGAGGTGGCGAACGAACGTTCCATGTCCCCGGAATTTTTGGCAACGGCCGGGTTGTGGACTATTTCATCCCTTGCCGGTTCATCATATACATCCGATATCGGCGGCGCAAAAAACATTTTGTTTTGTTTCCTTGTCGCGCCCATGTCCGTGGGAAAATCACCGGCCTATGAAACAATGTGCCAAAACCCGATGAAGCCGATCCTGGATGAAATGGACGCAAACCATGAGGAAGCGGTAAAACAATGGGAAGCGCGCAAAGCAAAGGCCATGAAATCAAAGGAACATTTTTTTGAACCCAAGCCGAAACGCATCATTCCATTTTTAAAGGATGGAACAACCGAGGGCTACATCGCCCTTTGTATGGATCAACCTTCCGGGATTGGAATTTACATCGATGAAGCCGAAGATATCATGAACGCGGCGGCCTACAAAAATGATAACAATTCAATTTCATTTATGACGCAAGCGTTCAATGGTGGCCGTTACGTTCAATCAAGGGCCAACCGGGAAAATGAACGTGTTGTAAAAAACATGAACATCAATCTTTTGATGGGTACGCAAACGGAACGCCTTCATAAAATTTTTTCAAAGGATAAAATATATTCCGGATTCGCATCCCGTTTTTTGATGTGCGAATCGGATTATAAATTACTAAACATCGAATCCGATCCATTCAGCAAACGCCGGGAAATCCATTCCGATTGGACAAACATATTGGGAAAATTGTTCGACCAAGCGAGGCGGTTTAATACCGGTGAAATTCAACCTATAAAAATCGCCATTACGGATGAAGCCGTTGAACTTTACCGACATAATCATAAGGTTCAATTAACCGAGGCCAACGAACGGATAACCAATCGTTTAGATGGGTTTATTTTGGGAACGCATGCGAAAATGTCGAACTATGTTGCGAGGCTCACGCAAGTTGTGGCAATAATGCAAAACCCAACAAACCCGGTGATCACAAAAGACATTGTAATCGTTGCCAATAGGTTGTATAAATACTACACCGAAACAACAATTCGGTTAATCAGTAAATTATTCGAAAACGCGGAAACGGGTTTATCAACGGAATTGAACAATTTGTACATGGCGTTGCCGGATGAATTCACCAAAAAAGATGCCGTTGAAACGTGCAAGCGTATCAATTTGCCGCCCAGGCGTTTTGAAACATCCATCCGGAGCAAGGAATTTGCATCATTGTTCAATCGTTTGGGGCATGGGAAATATAGCAAAAAGTAATTTGTTTAATATAAAAATACACGTTCAAATACACCAATATACACCTCAATGTGTATTTGAAACCCGCGCCCACAAAGGATATACACCATATACACTGTATTTCTATAAGATATATAATTTATATCTATCTATATAAATATAGAGATAGAGAAAGAGAGAGAGAAAGTTGGTGTGTGTTTTTGGTGTTTTTCGTGTATATCCGCGCCGGGCCTATGTTTCAAGCGATGTGCATTGGTTTTTGTGTAGTGTATTTGGTGTATTTGGATTTGGAATAAAAAAAGAATTAATTTTATCAAGTGAACGCAAAACAAATTATTGAGCAATTATACCGATCGGATGATCTACGGGAATGCCTTTCACGCATTCAACCGCCGGATATTCGCGATGATGTCAAGCAACATGTGTTCACTGAATTATTATTGAAACCGGAAACGGACATCCTTGATTTGTACCAAAGGGGCAAATTCGTTGCATACGTGGCCAAAATGCTTGTGAATATGGTTAGGTGGGAACGAAGTTCATTCCGCAAATTACAAGGCCGGGAAACGGCATTAGAATCGTTTTCCGATATAGCCGATGAACAACCGGTTGAAATCATTGTTGTACCTTTACAAAAACTTTATTGGTATGATGCGAAAATGTTGGAACTTTACGCGGAGCATGGAAGTTACCGAAAGGTGGAGGCAATCACCGGGATTGAATTTTCGGGGATATGCAAAACGATAAAAAAAGCACGAATCGAAATAAAAAAACACATGGATTTATAAAACTAAAATTATGGACGTATTATCACAAACATTTCTCTACGATCGCATTTTAGCCGGCGTGGATGTTCACCCATCACAACCCGAATTGATTGAATTCGAACGCCTTTCGAAATTGATTGATCCACAATCCGAATTTTCATTCCGCGGATGTCAACCATGCGTGAATGAATTGGTTCGGTTCGTATTTGAAAACAAAAACAAATTAGATGGCAAAGCCAAAAAAACAAGCGGAACAAAAGCCGATCAAGTCAACGAGGGGGAATAAAAAATACATTGATTCGCCCGAAATCATGTGGGAGTTGTTTGAGGAATATCAAGCAAAGGTGAAATCAAATCCGTTCATGGTTCGTGATTGGGTTGGCGGTATGGCAATGCAAGTGGAACGCCCAAAGGAAAAACCATTGACCTATGAAGGGTTTTCAAACTATGTTTTTTCAAAGGGAATCCTAAAAGATACGGATGATTATTTCGGGAATACGGGCGGCGCATACGAACAATTTTCGGATGTCTGTTCGCGTATAAAGCGCGTCATTCGTGAGGATCAGATCGCCGGGGGCATGGCCGGGATGTACAATCCATCAATTACGCAACGATTGAACAACCTGGTTGAAAAAACCCAAACCGATTTGAAGATCGAACAACCTTTGTTCCCGGAAAACTAATTGAATGCCATTCGTTCGAACAACCGCGATCAATAAGATTTTGAAGATGAAGCGATTCGTTCGCGGAATCCAGGGCGGAACATCGGCCGGGAAAACATACGCGATCATTCCGATCCTGGTTGACATTGCGGCGAAAAACCCATTCAGCGAAATATCAATCGTTGCCGAATCCATCCCGCATTTGAAACGGGGGGCAATGAAGGATTTTAAAAAAATAATGTTCGAAACGGGCCGATGGTTCGATGATCGGTGGAACGCAACGGATTTCAAATATAATTTCGCCAACGGATCGCAAATCGAATTTTTCAGCGCTGACAACGACGCCAAATTACGGGGCGCCAGGCGTGATTGGTTGTACATGAACGAATGTAACAACATGTCGTTTCATTCATACACCGAATTGGCGTCCAGGACGAAACAAGGCGTTTTCCTGGATTGGAATCCAACGAATCCATTTTGGTTCCATGACGAATTAATCAACGATCCCGACGTTGATTTTCTTATAATCAATTACACCGACAACGAAGCATGCCCGGAATCGGCGTTGAACTTTATTCTGAAGGCAAAGGAAAAGGCGGACGCCGGTTCCGCGTTTTGGGGCAATTGGTTCCGGGTTTATGGATTGGGTGAAATTGGGTCATTGGATGGGGTTGTTTTCCAAAATTGGCAACAATGTGAACGCATCCCGGGCGAATCCGAATTCATCGCGTATGGCCTTGATTGGGGATTCACAAACGATCCAACGGCATTGGTCGAAGTTTACCGATACGATGGTAAAATATACATCAACGAATTATTGTATCAAACCAAATTAACCAATTCGGAAATTGTGAACCATTTGAAACAATTGGGGGTTAATTCATCCCGTTGCATTGTTGCGGATTCGGCGGAACCGAAATCCATTGCGGAATTGACAAACGCCGGGTTTTATGTCGAAGCCGCACGAAAGGGGCCGGATTCAATAAAAGCGTCAATCGACCGGCTCCAGGGTTATGATTTAAGGGTTACAAAGAATTCATTGAACTTGATCAAGGAATTGCGCCAATACCGATGGGCAAAGGATCGGGAAGGGCGTTCATTGAATGCGCCGGAAGATATCCTAAACCATGCCATTGATGCCGTTCGATATGTTGGCTTGAATAAATTATCCCAATTCGAAGCAATCGGCGAATATTCGTTCGCGGATGATGATGATTTTTGATGTTGTGTTTAGTTAGTTTTGGCCGGCCCGGGTTTTGACCTGGGCCTTTTTTATGGGTAAAAAAAATATTTTCAAATTATTTGGATAATTAAACAATAATGTTTTATATTTGTGGAACAAAACACAATTAAACACATCCACCATGACAAAGCAAACTTTAACAACCAGGTTGATCACGAATTATGACATCATCGTTTCCGTTACATTGGTCAACAGAACCGAAAAAACCGCGTTCATTATGATTCAGCGTGGCGAAATCGTTCGTTGCAAAATCCGCAAATCATACGATGGCCGCGAATATGTGATGCCATACGGAACATATTCAATGGCTCCGATGTTTAATCTGAATTAATATCAACCCGGCAAAACGCCGGGTTTTTTTATGCCGCAACAAACCGTTGGAAATTGCCACATAATAACATGAAGTTGCGCGAATATCAACGCCTTTCCGCGTTTTGGAATGATGGGGATGATAATATTTCCCAAGTGGCGTGGATTATCATGGACGTTTACGGCCTTACATACGATGAAGTAAACAACATGGAACCAAAACGTTTTTTAAAATATTCGAAGCGTATCGGTAAGCAATTTAGCAACATCGATAAAAAGCCGTTTTATTCATGGTTCCGATTCGAAACGGATGCATCCAAAATAACATTGGGGCAATTTATCGAATGTCAACATTTCATGAAGGCCGGCCAAGTTGATGCCATGCACTTGATAGGCGCATCCATTTGGAAAGATAAACGGGATCACAAATTGAAATCGGAACTATTGTTAAATACAAATATTCGCCATGTATTACAAGACATTACGCGTTTTTTTCTTTCGTTTGCTGACCTGGTTAATTCATACAAAGGCTTATTTGAAAAGGAAGAAAGCGAAGATGAAGGGGATGAATTAGCCAAACCCGAAAAGCCACACCCGTTCGTGGATCAATACGGATGGTTTTTTTCGGCTAAACAAGTGGCGGAATATGAAGGCATCACGTTGGCCGAAGCGTTCGATTTGCCTATCATCCAGGCGTTTAATGATCTATCGTATTTGAAGGCGTTTCAATCATATCAAAAACATTTGAACAAATAACATGGCATCCTTTTCGAAAGTTCAACATGAAGCGTTGGCGGATGGATTCCTGGATCTGTTAGGGGAAGATACATCGAACTTTCAAAAGGTTGAATTAAGCGATGTAAACAATACCATTGAGCAATTGGCGGCGCGGTATATCGATATCGTTTCCGATAAAATCAATGAAAAGGATGTTGTTTCATCCGGGCGCATGTCGGATGAAATGCAACCAACAATGATGGAATTCGATGGGAAATCCTATCGCATCGGAATAGCCGCGCCGGAATATTCAACATACCAGGATGAAGGGGTAAACGGATGGGCGATTAATCGGAATTCCCGATTTTCATTCCGGACGCGTGGCGTTGATCCTAACGGCGAAATGGTCAAATCGGTGAAGGCGTGGATTCAACGCGAAGGCGCATCGGCGCGGAATGTTTCCAGGGCCGTAACGGCGCGCGAAGCGAAAGGAAAAACAATGATGGACGCATCAACCCGGGCCGCCGTAACCGCGTCTTATTTCATCAAACGAAACGGATTGAAGCCGCGAAGGTTTTGGAGTGAGGCGACCGATGAATTCAAAACCGAAATGGAAAATGAATTAGGCATTGCGCTAAAAATTGACATTATAAACTGCATAACAAAATGACATTCGAATTCACACCCGTTCAATATTCAAGCGTAAACGATCCGTTGGTTTACGTTGTTTACGATGCGCACGCCGCAAACCCGACAACATATCCAAATTATAAATATGTGGCGGAACTTGAAATAAATGGCGTTCAAGTTTTCAAAGGAAAGTATTTTCCACATCCAACATCAAACCGGGGAATTATTGACCTGGGATCGGTGATCCGCGAATATTGCGTGCAATCATTTGGCGCGGATGTTGGCGGTGCGATCGTTGCCGATGAAATGGGCGAAGGGGAATGGCGCGTTTCATGCGTGGTGAAAATACGCGAGGAGTACGGAACAACGACATCGGCCGTATTGATAACGGATTCATCAAGGGTTTATTTCAATTACTACAATGGCCGATATCCGGGTTTTGAATCATTATCAAATTACGATGATGATGTTTTATCCGATCGCCCGGTAAACATCGACTTGACATTTACAACCGGGAATTATTTCATTCCATTTTATAAATTGTTCGGAACCGCGTTCAATGTTGTTATAACGGGCGGAACCGCAACCAGGACAAAGGTAATTACGCCAACGGCCGATAACACAATGCAATTGATCAACATATCGCCATCGGCCATCAACGATGAATATCCGGGCAATTTCACAACATCGACAACAACGTATTCGGTGGCCATTGGTTCCAAAACTTACCGGGTGAATATCATTTGTACCGGATTGTACAAAAATTATAACGTTCATTTCCTTAACAAATGGGGCGGATATGAAACAATGATGTTCAACAAGGTATCGCGGAAAACATACGATGTTGAACGCAAAACATTCAAACAATTGCCGTATCGGGTAAGTTCTGCCGGGGCCGTTTCGGTGTTGAATAATTACACCATGTACAAACAAACAACGCAATTCGGGGGCCGATTCCGCGAAAAGTTGCGTTTGAATACCGATTGGCTTTCCGATGCCGAATATCAATGGTTGGCGCAATTGGCAACATCGGCCGAGGTTTACATCGAAGATGAAGGGGAATTGTACCCGGTGATCATGACGGCCAACAATTACGAATTTAAAGAACATATTGTTGATGGGTTGATCAACTTGATGATTGAGGTTGATTTTGGGGCAACATACAAAACACAATTCCAATGATTCAGCTTTTTGTAGAAAAACAAGCGATTGACATAAACGAATCATTTAGCACATTGCTAACAATGTCGATTGATGATATCAAGGATTTTGGCGCAAAGAATACAACGTTTTCCAAAACAATTGTTTTACCGGGTACAAAAAACAATAATAAGATATTCGGAAACATTTTCAACATCAACGCGCGCAATGATTACAATCCGGCGCAAACAAACATTGGCGCGAATTTCAATCCGGCGGTTTCGGCAGATGCGATAATCTTTGCCGATAACATGCAGGTATTCACAGGCGTTTTTCGAATCCTTGAAATAATTGTTGAAGATGGATTCATTGAATACGAATGCGCAGTATTCGGAACCCTGGGCGGATTTGTTTCGGCGTTGGCGAATAAGAAAATCGAGGAGTTAGATTTCAGCGCATACAATACAACATGGAACTACACTAACATAACCGCATCGTGGAATACTATCGCCGGGGCCGGTGTTTATTTTCCATTGATTGATTACGGCGCGGCGTCCACAAATAAAACCGATTTTGATTTTAGTACATTCCGCCCGGCGTTATATGTTAGGGAAATATTGGAAAAAACAATTACCGCGTCCGGCTACACATGGGATTTCCCGGCGTTATCATCGGCGTTGTTCAATCGGTTGGTTATTCCACACAATCAAAAAGAATTGTATCGCTATGATACAACGGCGTTTCAAGCAACGCCAACAACAACAACATATACATCGGCGCAAAAAATTGCTTTTACAGTTTCAACCGCAGGCAGTTTTACGGCAAGTTTAGGAAATACAACATTCACGTTTGGCGGAGCATCGGCGATAACAACAAACATAATATTAGAAATTGATGCCGTTATCAATACTATTGATCCGGTGTTGGATACGTTTAGAGTAAATTTGAAACAAAATTCAACAACAATTTCAACGGATTCAGATATTGTTTCATTTACCCCGGGGTATGCAACAATATTGTATTTGTCGGTTAACAATATCACAATCAATCCGGGGGATGCAATTTCGGTTGAAGTGCAGGCGAATGTTAGCAATTATTCAATCAATACCGGAACATCGTTTCAAATTGAATTATTGACACCGGGCCAGGTTTCGATTGGATATGGTGATACGATTTCGGTAAACGATATCATTCCGAAAGGTATTTTCCAACGCGAGTTCTTTTCGACAATATGTAAAATGTTCAACCTTTACGTTTTTGAAGATTACGAAACGGATAAAAAATTAAAGGTATTGCCATTCGTTACGTTTTACGAAGATGCCACATCGGTTGATTGGTCATTGAAGGTTGATCGCGCAAAACCGATGCGCATCAAACCAATGTCCGAATTGAATTCGCGTTACTACAATTATAAGTTCAAACAAGACAATGATTTTTTTTCGGAAAACTATCGAAAGAAATTTAATGAGGGGTATGGCGATTTCATTTATGATACGGAATATGAATTCGCAAAGGAAACGACATCGGTTGAATTGATTTTCGCGAATTCGGTTTTGACAAAGTTCACCGGAAAGGATAAGATATTTCCATCAATTTACAAATTGTCAAATTCGAATAATTCGGAGGACAAAATGGATTCGGTTATCCGGATTATGCAGGCAAAGAAAATGACGGGGTTTGGAACCTGGAACATTCTCAACGCCGGATCATCCGTTGGAAGTCAAACCGCGTACGGATACGCCGGCCATATTAACGATCCGATCACGCCAACATTTGATTTGTGTTTTTCGCCTCCAAAAGAATTGATTTTTGAAGTTGCTAATTACACGCCTAACAATTTATTTAACGATTATTGGAGTGCATACATGGCCGAAATCACCGACAAGGATTCCCGGTTATTGACATGCACCATGAAATTGGCTTTTAAAGATATTTACAAATTAGATTTTGCCAGGTTGATTTGGATCGATGGCGTTTTGTATCGTTTAAACAAGATCACAGATTTCAACGCATCAAGCGAAGATGTTTGCAATGTGGAACTTTTAAAAATCATAAATAGAATATACTAATGGCAGACATAAACATAAAAGCGCAGTTACAGGTTGACACCGGGAATTCGGCGGAGAAGATAGGCAAAACGCAGGACGCATTAAAGGGCGCATCAACGCAAACAAAGGATGCCGGAAATTCATTCGGCAAACTGAAAGGCGAATTGGGCGCGTTATCGCCGGCATTGGGCCAGGCATCCCAGGGGGTTGGGGCATTAACCCAAGCGTTCAATATTTTGAAAGCGAATCCGATCATCGGCGTTTTTGCATTGCTTGCCGGTTTGGTTGTGGCGTTGTTCCAAAAGTTCAAACAAATGGAAGGCGTTTCAGATTCATTGGGAAAGGCATTCGGTACATTGTCCGGCGTGTTCAATACATTCATCACCGGATTTTTAACGCCGTTGATTGACGGGTTTGTTTGGTTGATAGAAAACATTACCGGCGGATTGATTGGCGCATTGTCGGCGTTGGGCGTTACAACGGAACAAACGGCGCAAAGGTTTGGCGAAATCACCGAAGCGTTGGATGATTTGGAAGATGCGCAAAAGAATTCCGCCATTGCAACGGCGGAAGCAAATCGAAAATTGCAAGATGCGCGCGAAATCGCCGCCGATGCAAATTTACCAATTAAGGATCGCGTTGCGGCATTAAAGGAAGCGGCCCGGATTGAACGCGAAGAATCGCAAAAGGTTATTGAGATTAACCAAATGAAAGCCAGGCTCACGATGGAAGCGATGGCGATGGAATTGGGGGCGCGTGGCGATTTGATTGCAAAGATTCGTGAGGGTTCAATCGAATCATTGAAGGCGGCCCGATTGGAATTGCAAGGCATGAAAAACGTGGATAAGGAAAAATTATCCGCGATTGATTCCATGATTATCGCCGCCGAAAATGAAGCGGCATCGATGGCGAAGATTTCGAAACGGACGCAATCACAAATCACATCGATTGAAAAAGAGGAAAGCGATAAGCGTGTAGCGAAGCGAAAAGAAGAAGCCGATAAAAAGAAAGCCATTGCGGAACAAGAGGAACGCGACCGACTTGCATTGGTTAAAATTCAATATGAAACACAAAAAGAGATTTCCGACAATCGCATCAAATTAGCGCAACAACAAACGGAAAAAGAAAAAGCTGATGCGTTAAAGCAACAACAAGAGGATGACGCATTCATGGCTGCCGAATGGGAAAAAACCGAGGCGGACGCAAAAAAAACCCTTGATCTAAAAGATAAAATTATCATCAAGGATAAAGAGGCGGCCGATGCCGTTTTGTTATTCGAGCAACAAAAACGCGACACCTACAAAATGACCGGCGAAACGTTAGGCGCATTGGGCGACCTGGTTGGAAAACAAACCATCGCCGGCAAAGCATTGGCAATATCCCAAGCGTTAATCAATACTTATTTGGGCGTTACCGAAGTATTGCGGAATAAAACAATCATCCCGGAACCATTCGGAACGATTCAAAAGGTTGCATCGGTTGCCACAATTTTAGCGTCCGGGTTTTCCGCCGTCCGGAACATTGGTCGAACCCAGGTACCCGGGGCCGGTGGTGGCGGTGGTGGATCAACGCCAACGATGGCAAGCGTTGCCGCGCCCGTTGCGCCACAATCAACCGCGACATCATTAAGCGCATCAACGATTCAAAACATTGGAAACGCCGCCGCCGGTGGGGTTAATCGCGCGTATGTGTTGGATTCGGATATTAGGAATTCCGATGAACGCAATGTACGTTTGCAACGCGCTGCCCGTTTAGGATAAAACAATAAAAATAATATAAATGAAAAAATTACCCGTTTACGAAATGATGATTTCCGAAGATATGGATTCGGATTTAATGGTCGATTTCATCGCCCTTGTTGATCGCCCGGCGATTAAAAAAGATTTTGTGAAATTCAACGATCAGTTCATTGAACCAAACAAAGGGGAACGCAAAGATGATTTCATTCCGCGTTGCATTTCCTATGTTGTTAGCGAAGGCAAGGAAGCCGGACAAGCCGCCGCGATTTGTTATTCGATGTGGGATCAGCATTTCGCGGAAGCCGAATCATGGAATGATTATCCGGATGCCGCCGTTGAAAATGCGAAAACGGCGTTAAGGTGGGTTGAGCAAAACGGATGGGGTGATTGCGGCGAGGCCACCGGGAAAATAAGAGCCAACCAAATCGCGAACCGCGAAAAGTTGACGCGCGAAACGATCGCCAGGATGTCGGCATTTCAAAGGCACAAACAGAATAGCGATCGCCCATTGGGTGATGGTTGTGGCCGTTTGATGTGGTTGTGTTGGGGCGGTGATGAAGGTATCGCATGGGCGGAACGAAAGTTGAAACAAATTGATCGCGGATCATTCGCCATACAAGATGAAGAAAAGCGCATCATATCCGGGCCGTTGATGATTGCGAATCAAAGAATATTTAGAACCGATCCGGAATTGGGGGATTATGAAGTTTTCTTTTCACCGGAAACAATTAAGAAAATCGCGATCAAGTTGGCGAAAATGGGATTTCATAACAACGTTAATTTGATGCATAACGCCGATATGAAGGTTCCCGGGGTTACGTTGTTCGAAATATTCCAATCCGATAAAGCGCGCGGAATCCGTCCGATGAAAGGGTTTGAAGATTTGGCCGATGGATCATTGTTCGGCTCCATGTACGTTGAAAATGATGTTGCATGGCAGATGGTAAAGGACGGAATGATCAAAGGATTCAGCGTTGAGGGGAATTTTGGAATGAGGAAAAAAGATGAATACAATGAACAATTTGAAAAAATAGTTGAAATTTTAAATTCAACAACCTTTTAAATTTTGCCACAAACAAAAAAGAATTATCACATGACACCGAAAGAAGCAGTAGAAAAAATAAAGTCTATGATTTTTGGCGATGAAGAAAAGCAAATGGCGACACCCGCCCCGGCTGAACCGCAAAAGTTCATGGAATACAAATTGAAATCCGGCGCGGTTGTTTCAATCGACAAATTGGAAGTTGGCGGATCGGTTACATTGAACGGCGAACCGGCACCGGATGGCGAACATGAGTTCGAAGATGGCGCAAAGATTGTAACCGCCGGCGGATTGATTACCGAAGTAAAGCAACCCGAAGTTGCGCCCGTTGTTGAGGTTGAAGTAGATGCAATGAAAAAACTTCCTGGCATGTTTAGCGATATGCAACAAGGTTTTGCGGCCGCAAAAACCGACATCATCGAATTGAAGCAAACCATTGCCGAACAAAAAAACACCATTGAAAAACAATCCGAAACATTGAAACAAATGTTTCACCTGGTGGAAACCATCGCGAATACATCCGTTCAACAACCCACCGAAAAGGTAAAAGCGTTTGATGAAATGTCAGCATTGGAAAAATTCCGCGCCTCAAAAAACTTTTAATCAATGGCATTAAAAATAAAGGATGGGGTTGAAATTTGGGCATACGGCCCGGCATCAAACCCGTTTACATCGGATTCGAAATTAAGCCAGGAACAATTGGAGCATTTGCAAAAAAGGTTCCCGGATCAAATCGAGGAAACAGAACAACAAGAAAAGAAAATTTCAAAATCTAAAACAAAATAAAATGGCAATTTCAGCAAGTATCGTTGATATACGCGGTAAGGCATACGAGCCGGTATTAGAGGAACTATTATTCGAGAACAAAACCATTGCAGATAATTTGGTTTCGTTCGAAAGCGATGTTAAAAACGAAAGTATTTTCACCGAAAATACCAACGCGGTAACATTGCAAGCGTTTGCATCCGGCGCACCAACAAGCCAGGGTACAATCACCTTGAATGATACATCGGTAACACCGACCAAAGTAATGTATTATCAAGAGTTCGACCCGAACACCCTTCGCCCTTCAAGGTTCAAAAGATCAATGAAGCCGGGCGCATGGGAAATGATGTCGACCGAATTCGAGCGCGTTGTATTGGCCGCATACGGAAAAGAAATTTCAACCGATGCTGAAACAAAGTGGTGGAGTGGTATCACATCCGCAACCAAAACCGCAATTGCAGCATTATCACCAGGTACCGCACAAAACCAGGTCGGAGCCGCCGAGCAAACATGGGCAGCCGCGCAAACCGCCACACAATTTGATGGCGTTGTTGCAAAGATGATCTACAACAACGGCGCATTGGGAACCAGGGTTAAAGTTGCCGGAACCACAATTGACGCCGGTGATGTTGCCGCCGAATATGCTAAAGTTTACGCCGCAATCCCGGCGGTTGTTTTGGCACAAAGCGAAAAGCCTTATTTGTATGCTCCATATAGCCACAAACAATTCATCAACATTTTCAACGTAAGTGCAACTTACCGCGATTTGTTCAGCGTTGATATCAAAGCCGATAAGTATTTTTACAATGGCGTTGAAATCAAATTTGTTCCCGTTCCGGAAAATTGTATCGTTGCCGCGTTGCCATCAAACTTGATTTGGTGTACTGACCTGGTGGCCGATCTTAACAGGATGGAAATCAACAAGATTGCAAACAATCGTGAAGATATGTTCGTAAAACACATTTTCACCATCGCCGCACACGTTGCAAGGCAAGCAACAAACGTTCTGTATCTTGGTTAATTGATTCAATAAGGGCCGGACATATTATCCGGCCCTAATTTAAAATACTACAAATATGCCCTGCGTACTTACCCAAGGATATAACCTTGATTGCCGTTTCAATTTTGGGGGCATCAAGGAAATTTATGTGATTGAATACGAAAACGTTACTGCGATTACCGAATCGGCCGGCGTTATTTCAGCGATTACAAAAGCAGCAACAAAGACATTTAAGAAATATAATTTGATCGCACACACCGCGGAGGCCGATGAAGCCTACGCAGGAAATCGCGAAATGGGAACGTTGTCCAATAAACAAACGATTAAATTCCCGATCAACAAAATGACAACCGCCGTTCGCAATGAATTGATATTGTTGGCGCAAAACCGACTGATATTTGTTTTTGTTGATGAAAACGGAACCGGTTGGATGTATGGTCGCGATTATGGTTTAATGTTGGATACATCGGCAAACAAAACCGGCAAACTTTTGGCCGATCGTAATGGTTACGAATTAGCATTCAGTGGCGATGAAAAGAATTTGGCATACGAAGTAAATTCAACCGCCCTGGGTACTTTGACAACCTAATTTCATGTTGTGGGTTGATACACATGATTCCATGAGGGGCCGCCGTTAATTTGGCGGCCTTTTTTATTTCAACAAACGTTCATTTTTTGCCACATGATATCATGATCGTTTACACCATAGGGCAACAATCGGACACAATCGTAACGTTGAACGAATCAACAACGATTTCCAATCCGTATTATTTGTTTGTGTTTACGAACGTATCAACGAAAGTTGAATATAAGATCATTGTAAATTCCGCGTCCGACACATCAAGTTATCCGGAACGCGTCAACATATACACGTTTAATACAATTACTTTATTTGCAACCGCCCAGGCCGGGCAATATTCCTATGAGGTTTATGAGCAATCGAGTTCAACAAATTTGAATCCATCCGGGTTGAATTTGGTTGAATGTGGCAAGATGCTATTGAATCCGGCGGCAAACTTAATACAACAAGGCTATGAACCCGAAACGATATACAAAGGCTATGCCGGTTAAAAATACAAATGATGAAATGATCGAGGTCGGCGCAATGGAATTCGCCGATTCACGCATTCCATTAATGGAAAAAAAGCGTGGCGTTGAATTCGTGCCGTTTGGTGATCGGAACGATTATCCAACATATTTGTTGTGGCTATACAACAAATCGGCAAAACACAACGCCATCATCAATGGTAAATGTGTTTACATCATGGGAAACGGGTTGATGACCGAATCCGAACCCGGAAAAGTGTTTTTGCAAAAGGCCAATGAAAAACAATCATGGGATCAGTTGATGAAATTGGCATGTTTGGACATTGAGAATTTTGGAGGGGTTTATTTGCAAGTGATTCCAAAACTTGCCGGGGGGTTCAATGTTTATCACATGTCATACGATCGCATCCGGGCGAATGAGGATAACACATGTTTTTACTATCGTAAAAAATGGAACAATACATGGGAACAACCCGAAGCGGAATATCCGGCATTCAATCCATCGAACAATAAAACATCAATATTTTATTTTAAAGAATATCGTTGCGGAAAAAACCCATACGCGTTGCCGTCATGGGTTGCCGCGTGCAATTGGGTTGAATCGGATATTGAGGTTTCAAGGCACACGTTGACAAATGCAAAAACCGGATTCAGCGCGTCAAAGTTCATTAATTTTTACAACGGTGAACCGGATGAAGATAAGAAACGCAAAATTACCGCGCGTTTAGAAAACGCCGCCACCGGGGCCGAGGGTAAAAAGGTTTTGATTGGATTCAACAACGATCCGTCAAAGCGTCCGACAATTGATGATTTGGGCGCATCGGATTTAACAAAGGAAGATTTTGGCGCGGTTGATAATCTAATCACGAATAATATTTTCAGTGGCCACAATATTACACATCCTTTGCTTTTTGGAATTCAGCAGGAAGGGAAGTTGGGAAATTCAAGCGAATTGAAAACGGCCTATGAAATTTTCAAAAATACCTATGTAACGCACAAACAAAAACAAATTGAGGAAATCACCGGGTATTTTTCAAGCGTTGCCGGTGTTGATGCCGAATATAAATTAAAGGATGTTGAACCGGTAGGCATGGAACTTGATCCGGTGCAATTTAAGGAACTATTACCGAAGGAATGGATATTGGAGAAGTTCGGAATTGATCCGGCAAAATACGGCATCCCAACGGCCGTTAATAACGTGATGCCGGAACAAATGGGAAATGAGGCATTGATTAAATTGTCCGGGCGCCAACAACAAAACCTTTTACGGATCGTGAGATTGTTCAGCCAGGGTAAACTAACAAAGGGCCAGGCATCGATTCAATTGTCCGCGTATGGGTTTACCGATGATCAAATCAATCAATATTTGGGATTGGATGAAAACCCAATGATGGCGGATCAACAATTCATGGATGATTCCGATGAATTCATCGCGGATATGTTTGCGGAATATGGCGAGGATAGGGAAAATTTCAGCATATTAAAAAGCGAAGTTTACACCGGGGATGATGATGATTTCAAAATGTCATTCGCCGCGGTTTCGGAATTCACCGAAAGGGAGGCCAAAATCATGGAGTTGTTAAAGAAACAACCGGATTTATCGAATGTGCAAATCGCCGAGGCATTGAAATATGATACAAACGTTGTTGATGATATCGTTGAAAACCTGGTGAAACGTGAAATAATCAAAGCCGAAATTGCCGGCGGAATTCCCGTTCGTAAAATATTGGAAAGGTTGCCGGCGAAAACATTACCGGAAATTAAAGTGATGTACACCTATGAAAAACGCGATGGCGTTTCCGGCCCGGAGTTACTTAAAACATCCCGTCCGTTTTGCGTGAAAATGGTTGGATTGAGCAAATCAAGAATGTTCAGCCGACAAGATATTCAAAAACTTTCCGAACGTTTGGGATATTCGGTATTCAAACGCGCCGGGGGTTATTGGAATAACAACGGAACGATTGAGTTCCAATGCCGTCATGGATGGATGAAACATGTTGTAATCAAGAAAAAATAAAACAATGGCAACAATAACATATTTGATTTTACCATCCGTCATAAAAGAACGCATGTCATTGCATGACAACATCGATGATAAATTGATTTACCCGGAAATTAAAGCGGTTCAAGATTTGTACATCATGCCTATATTGGGATCAACTTTGTTCAATAAAATATTGAATGACATTTCAACGAATACATTGGCCGGAAATTACAAATCATTGGTTGATAATTACGTTGTTGAATGTTGTTGTAATTATGTAATGGCGGAATTGCCGGAGGGGTTGAATTATCAATATTGGAATAAAGGCGTTTCACAAAAAACTGTTGACAATGCAACGCAGCCGAGCATGTCGGAAATGTATTCCATTGTTGCGAAATACAAATCAAGGGCGGAGCATTACGCAAAGATGTTGCGCAATTATTTGATTGAATACGCCGATGATTATTTCCCGGAATATTTGAACTTTGTTTCCGGGGTTGATGTAGTACATCCGGAACGCGTTTCGTATTCATCGCCAATTTATTTGGGTGATGAAACCGAAATTCCGCGCGATGATTATTCATTGAATAAGCGTCCGCCGGCCGGGTATAATTCAAACGATCCATACTATATTTGATGCCTAAAAACACATCGAAAAAAAACGAAAAAAAATTGCGTTTATTTTTAGCGCAACAAGAAAAAGTAAATGACATTAAAACAAGTCATACAAAGGTTAACGGAATTAGCGGAAAGCCATCGGCAAATTAACCATTTTTTCATCGGTGGATTCGATGAATTTTTGGATGATGAAGATGTAGTTTATCCGGCTTTATTTTGCGAATTGAAATCCGATTCAACGATATCGCTATCGAATCGCGTTGCCAATTTGAATTTTACGTTTTACTTTTTTGATTTGATGGATACCGCCAACCGATCATTGGAAAACGTATGGGATGTAACATCGGACATGGCAAGCGTGGCCCAGGATTATTTGGCGTTGTTGAAGGATCAAGATTATACGGATTGGGAAATCGGCGATGATTACAACATGACAATCCGCGATTATGAATTGCAAGATTTGACATGTGGCGTTTCCGTTGATGTAACCATCGGAATCAAATTCGATGCGAATCGTTGCCAAGTACCAACAACGTTTTCATTCGCGGAATACGATGGTTCATCGTTGACATTGAAACAAGTGGTGGCGCGCATTGGCGCATTGGCAACATCGCATAAACAAGTAAACCATTTTTTCATTGGGAATTTTGATGAATTCCTGGATGGCCCTGATGTAACCTATCCGGCATGCTTTGCGGAACTTGATCGCACCGGCGTTGTTTCCTTAACGGATCGCCTTTGCAAATATTCATTCACGTTTCATTTTTTTGATTTGATGGATATTGCAAATAACGCGCTACAAAATGAATTCGAAATCAAATCCGATATGTTATCGGTGGCGATGGATTTTTTGGCGATGCTGAATTATTTCGGATTTCAACATAGTTGGGAAATTGCGGAGGAATATGATTTAACGATCCGCGATTATCAATTGCAAGATTTAACCGCCGGCGTTTCGATCAATGTTGAAATTGGCGTTCGGTTCGATGCGAATAAATGCCAGGCCGTTGTTGAAATACAGGAGTTCCTTTTGTGGGCAGATAATCAATATTTTTTAATCGATAATACATCAAAACTTATTCATGGCCAATAAAAAAATTAATCAGTTAGATACCAGGACGGGCGCGGCATTAACCGATTTATCATTGGTTGGCGATCCTATAAATGGCATATCCTATAAATTAACGTTAACACAAATTTCAACGTTGATGGGGGTTCCGGGAAAGTTTAATCAACCCACCGGAACAACAGCACAATATCTTCGCGGCGATGGTTCGCTTGCTACATTCCCAACTATAACAAGCGGAACAGTTACATCAGTAGGATTAACAATGCCGAGTGCATTTAGTGTTGCAAATAGCCCGATAACAAGTTCGGGCACACTTGCAGTAACGGGTGCAGGTACGGCATCTCAATATATTCGTGGAGATGGACAACTTGCTACATTACCAAGTAATTCAAGTGGAGGAAGTTCGGTAGCGTATTACCTTAATGGTAGTGTTGCTGCAAGTGTTGGTACTTATTATCAAATGAGCAAGACTGCAGTTATTGGAACTGGAA